ATGGAAAAAACAATCAGAGTAGGTATCATGCCAGGAAGAATTACGGAGTACGCTGTCACGACAGGCACAAGCATTGCAGATGTTCTTGCAATGGCTAGCCTTGACCCGTCTGGCTACGATGTGAAAGTGGACGGTGAAAAAATAACCAACCTTAACACAACCGTCGTTGACGATGCTACTAGCCTTGTTCTGCTTGTTAAGCAGGTAAAAGGCAACAAGTAATCTTTCTAGCTTGTTATACAAGTATTGCACATCGTAAGGTGTGCTTTACTTGAAGAACGTAATGATAAGATGGCAGGTTATGCTGCAACTGGAACGCCGACCAGTGTGTTATCCTTCTTATTATACGTTTTTCAAGTAGAGCATAATTATTCTACAATGCATTACTCAGTAAAACACTAATCCCCTGTATCATAACGTTGACTTGATACAATGTGTGTTTTACTTGATAGATACAATGTAAATTGACACGTAAAACAGGCATACCTCCTTGAACGTGCACTTGTGTCTATCAAGTAGAACATAATAACTCTATTTTATGTTCTATCATCTTTTGTCTTCCTTTTTTTATATGGTGAAGCACATATCGCCCGATGTGCTTTACTTGAAGGATTTTACATTATTAACGGGTAGCGTCCGTTGTGATGAGTAACGCTGAAATCATCACATCCTTCAAGTAGAGTACAACTACATATATTTAAGGAGGTATATCAATGAATATCACAGTAGATGTTTCCACTTATCGTGCCAAACTTGGCAAAAATGATTCAGATTTTGAATTATTACGTTCATCCCTGCCGCAAATCATCAATAATGAATTGATTGATTTCTTTGGGCAAAAAGTTGAAATGTACAATCTTTGCCACGATAAATTCACAATCGACTCACTTGATGAACAAAAACTATTAATTTATATCAACACAGCTGCAAAATGTGCTGGTAATGATGTTAAGTTTGACACGCCGATTCACATCAATGGAAAAGAATATCCGTTTACTAATTTCATGTCACAATCATTTACTGAAGGTAAAATTGCCATCATGTCAGATGAAGGCATTATTATTGCTGAATTCGTGCCAGCATACAATGAATTGTATGTTTTGTTTGACCCATTTGCGAATGATGCTCAAGAAGGCATTGCAATCTTCACGTACATAATGCGTGAATTTCAAGTCAAAGTATTGAAACCGAAAACGTTTGAAAATTCCTGGCTGCACACACAGAATAAATCGGCATTAACTGCTCGTTTCTCTGATGTGTTAAAGAAAAAGAAAGAAGAAAATCTACATCAAGATATTAAAAATGTTGAACGATACGAAAATGATATCCAGAATTATAAACAAACAATTAAAAACACAATTGATGCACTCAATCAAACACGTAGGCGTATTGTTGCAGAACAAAATAACACATCAGATGTATTAGAAAAAATTATTAAAGACTTCGATTTAATTGCTGCACACAAAAAAGTAAAAGATCTTCAAATCAAGAACAATGAAATCACTATCTATACCAAACCATTATACATTTATGCTGATAACGGCAAACGCTATTACGGCGGCTCCTACCGCATCGTGTTAAAACCAGAAGAAGCCGATATACGTTTCTTCGGTGATAATCAACGTCATAGTTGTTGGACAGACCATGACCCACATCCACATGTAAATGGTTCTTCAGGTCGCGCATGTCTCGGAAATACTGAAACAACAATTGCCGAATTAAGCAGCCAAATGCAAATCTATGCACTTGCTTTAATTGGCATCGACTTTCTTGAAGCAGCAAATACAAAAGACCCTGCTGGCGAAAATGTTCGCAATTGGGATGAAGTCGATGTAGAAGGTAACATTATCCAATATGGTAATGGTAGCGAATCATATGAAGAAGATGAAGAAGATGAACGCACAGAATACTGTGATTGTTGTGATGATTACTTCCGTGAAGGTGAAACTCATCCAGTTTACGGCAGAGTTGCAACTGAAACCGACGATGAAGGTAATGAAAGTTATTATGCAGACGATGAACATTGGGTTTGTGAAACTTGCCGAGCTGAATACTATCACATTGATGAACATGTTCATGAATACATCCACAATTAAGGAGGACAAATAAAATGACAACATTCAAAATTCCAACAACAAAACCAACACTAAGTATCCTATCAGTATGTGCTCCTGAAGTGTACGTTTCCTCAGAAGCACTTACAAAAATGCAACTCCTTGTAGACAAATGCGGTGAAGAAGTTGGTTGGCTCGGTACAGCAACCAAACACGATACAAAGAATATTTATTACATCCACGATGTGTATGTTTTTGACCAAGATGTGCACTCTACAACAACAGAAATAACACCAGAAGGTCTTGCTGAATTCGGCGAAGCACTGCTCATGCAACCAAATGGAATGGACATTTGGAATAACCTCAAAGTTTGGGGTCATAGCCATGTGAATATGGCCACTTCCCCATCGGGTCAAGACAATTCACAAATGGAATTCTTCAGCAAATCAGGCCATGATTGGTTTATTCGCATCATAGCAAATAAAAATGGAAGCCTTCGTGTCGATCTGTATGATTTTAATGTGGGCATTATTTACAATGAATTACAGTGGGAAGATGTAATTTCCAAAGAAGAACAAGAACTGCACAAACAAATTGCCATCATCAATAAACAAATCGAAGAAGTGAACAAATCAAAACTTGCAAAATTTGATGAGTTAATCACATCAGAAATAAAAGACAAAGTGCACAAAAAGACATATGCACAATCTACAATCGGTTTTTCATCTTATAGAAGTGCGTATGGTCAAAATGGATATTTGTCTGCTTATAGTGGTATTGATGATGATAATTACGATCATCGCACAGGTAAAGTATGGTTCAATGGAAGATGGGTTGAACTAGAAACAGTGAATAATGAACCACCAAGTGAAAAAAAAAACCAAACAGCAACGGCGAAATAAACGAGACAAACGAAAACCAAGATGGTTCTGAAGGCGATTGGGATGATATGTATGATAAAGATATGCTATTAGCTGTATCTGATGCAGAAGATTATTTTGAAATAAGAGAAATTCTCGAATCATACGGTTATTCAGAAATAACTTATGCCGATATGATTGATATCAAATCAATCGCCGATGAGTTCTATTGGAAACACATTAACGAATCAATACTGAAAGAAGAGAGGGATTGGTAATGCATAACCTTGACATACGCCGCCACATGGAATTATTTGACCCTTATTATTTTGAACATCCTGTTACCATCATAGGGGCCGGTGCTACCGGCTCTTGGCTTGCATTAGCATTAGCCAAATTAGGCATCGAGGACATTACTGTATATGACTTTGATGTGGTTGAAGAACATAATGTGCCGAATCAAGCATACGGAATCGGCGATATTACTTATCCAAAAGTTATCTCTTTATATAAAGAAATCGCTAATTCAACAGGAATATCAATAAAAGCAAGAAATGAAACATTCACCGACCAACGCCTTTCAGGCATCGTGTTCCTCATGGTTGACAGCATGGCTGCTCGTAAACAAATTTGGGAAGATGCTATCAAAATGAAAACCCAAATTGCTTTACTTGTTGAACCACGCATGGGTCTTGATATGGGCCGCATTTACAATGTGGAACCAACAAACCTTACTCACATCAAGAAGTATGAAGAAACATATTACACCGATGATGAAGCAGAAGTATCTGCCTGCGGAGCAAGTATGACTGTCATTACAACTGCCATGAGTGTTGCTGCCTATTGTGCCAGACAACTCATCAACTTCCACAATAAAGTGGAACTGGATAATGAGATTCTTATTGATTTGAAATACAACAACATTATTACAGGACGGTGGGAATGATGTTTCAAAAGGGAGATAAAGTAAAATTAAAAACTAACACCATTATTGGTACGGTTATTGAATCTACCAATTATGGATGGTGTGCTGTTGAATGGGAAAATGGTCAAATTGAGACATCTGAAGAAATATTATTAGAAGGCATACCAACACCAATCTCATATGATTCGCCAAAATCATTTCAAATTAGTGATCGAGTACGCATTGACCCAAATAACCCTCAATATCATGAATTCCTTTTTCAACATAAAGGTAGCATTGGAACAATCTGTGAAGATTCAATAGAAGATGATTGGATAGCAGTTAAGTGGGATAATGGTTATGAAAATTCATATCTAATTAAAGCATTACTTCATGTTAATGAAGAAATAATTGACCAACCAAAGAAAAATGAATCATATCAATATGATTTGCCACTTTTGCCGGGTCAACGTGTGATGTTTAATCCAAATAATACAGATTATGAATACTATAAGGATGTGGTTGGTTACATCATACACATCGATAATATTCGTAATTTACTAACTTGGAAGAAGAACAAATCAAGTTTATTATCACATATCTGTTATGTAAACATCGATGATGATATAGCACAAAAAACTGGTCCTAGTAAGATTTGTACTTTTGAAATGAAAGACCTCATTCCTATTGATGCACCAACAAAAACTGTAACTGCATACCATCTATCAGATGGTAATCAATGTCAAGTACTAGATGGCGATCAATATTACAAAGATTACTTAGATACCAAAATTATCAAACATAAACGATTAATTGACAAATGTGTTGTTTATGATGATAAATGGCGTAATGATTTAATCACGAAAATAATACAAAGTTAATACATCTTTTCGACAAAATTCATCTTGTTCTATTTTAAGCAAGGGTATATAATCGAACATATGTTCGTACTAAAAGGAAAATTTTATGAAACGTATGTTGCGTAAAAACAAACTCATATTTCAAATCGAAAAGAAAGAAGGTGAAATATTAGAAGAAATATTAAGACATAAATTTGTTGATGAAAATAAATCGATGCAGCAAATTGCAAATGAACTAAATGTAACCTATCTTACCGTTTTCAGATGGCTAAAAAAAGCTGGCGTTTATTCCAGAATGCTGAAGCTATAAAGATAATGTTTTATTAAACAATATTCTTTTATGATAATAGCTTAATTCATATGAGAGGAGGTGGTTACATGACATTTACCGATCAGATTGAATCTTTAAAGACACGTAAAGATGAATTATCAAATCAGATTTCATCTTTATATGTTGAAACAACAAGGCTAAATAAAGAGTTAGCCATAGTCAACAAAGGTATTTCCTCATTGGAAAAACTTGAAGGACAACTAAATGAACAACCTGTTATTTCTAACTAATGAATTGATGAATCTTGAGTTGCAACGTAGCATGCATTTACCACTAAACTTTGTACAATTTGGCATCGCATCAGGTAAAATGTATAAACACTACCGCAATCAAAGTACATTCATCATTTCAGAAGCCTTCAATAAGCGATGGGGAAATTCAGTTGTCTATGGTGGCCTATTCCATTGTTCAGATTTTGAATTTTACTCTCGCATACTTGATGCTTATCATGTTTGCTCTATGTCAACATTGTTTAAGAACCATCATCAAGATATTCATCATCGTGTTAAACAACAAATTATCCCAATCTATTTTAATACCCTCGATGAACTTGCAAGGCTAATGTACCGTGAAGGTGAACCAATCGATGCACAGGTTTATGTGGGTAATGCGAACCATCCAAAAATAACTCAGCGTATTCACAATTTGGCATCGGCCCGTCTTTATGATGGAATCGATGTTTTTAATTTCAAGAAGCTATTTTGGGAGGTATTTGATGAGCGATAAACAGAATGACATGTATGTAAAAGGCTATATCGACGGATTTGAAGAATGCTACAAATCATTGTCAAGAGTTATCACCAATGCAATCATAACAATGCAGTACAAAAATCCTGCTGATGTTGTTTCTAAATTAAACAATGTCATTGCTGCAATGTATGAACAAAACACAAAATTAGACGACATGATTTGTGAATATCAAAATCAACACGATGAAATTGATTACGCTAATTTACACCATGTCGTTAAGAATGGTCGCATTTTGACACTCATCATAAATAATAAATAGGAGGGATTATTTTGTCAGGTTGGGATTTTAACACTAGTGGTTCATCCACATCAACAAAAGCAGAATTCACTAAGTTTCCACAAGGAGTAACCAACATTCGCATCGTTGATTCAGAGCCATTTATACGTTGGACACATTGGATGCCACAACACAAACGTTCAATCAATTGTCCAGGCAAAGGCTGCCCGATCTGTGAAATCAGAAAGCAGCAAAAAGCAAATCAAGAACCATACACGCAAAACATGGCAAGACGAATTGCAATCAACGTGCTTAATCGTGAAACAGGTAAAGTTGAAATTATGGAACAGGGTGTTGGATTTTTTGAAGACATTCGTGATTTGATGGATGACCTATCTGATGATGGCAAAACGTTAATTGATTGTGATATCAAAGTGAAACGCCGTGGTACAGGAAAAGATGATACGTCATATCGACTTGACCTTGGCAACGACACACCATTAACTGATGCGGAAAAGAAACTCATTGAAGAAGGTAGAGTTAACCTTAATGACTTCTTTAAACCACACACCAATGAACAAATCATGCGGATACTCAATGGTGAAGAATGGAATGAAGTCATGAAATCAAATCAAGAAGAAAAGGATAACGACGAAGAAGTAGTTATCCAATAGTGGAGGTTGCTATGGGAGTAATTGAAAGAAAAGTGCTCGGAGCATTACTCATTCTTTCAGATGAAAACAAAAATGTCGAAGCAACCAAAACCAAAATAGCCGACACAATGGGTTACAAAGAGCCAGGTGGTGCAATCAGTTTTGCACTACAAATTCTTGAAAGAGATAATTGGCTTGTTAAAACCGGAATCAGGTCATATAAACTACTTGTATGACAGCAGTAAAAGCAGATGGAACAGCAGCAAAAGATATTGCAAGTTATTTTATTGATTTGACAACTGATGGACGTGTTACGTCTAAAGTTTGGTCAAGAACAATCACCAATGCCAAATATCTATTAAGTTGTGGTTATACAAAGGATGAAATAATCAATGTTATTGATTATCTTCTTAATATAAAACATGTAAACATGTTTTCACTTGGATATCTCAACTCATGTATTGGCAATGTGTTAAAAGAAATTCAAAAGTTAGAAGAAAAGGAAAAACTACAACAAATAAAAAAAGAACTCACATCATCTAACGTATTCCAACAAATCGAGGTGACAGATGATAATGAGTCAAAGGAAAGAAATCGAGAAAAGTTGTCAAGACTTGGTGTTCAACCCAGGTTCGGAGAGGAACTTGCTTTCGATCTGCCTGAAGGACAGTGATAAAATCATCGATGTGGAATCGTCAGAGGTTTTCGCAGAACACTTTGGCGTACCTGGACACAAATTCATCTTCATGGCAATGATGTACTTGTATTCCAAGAAAATTAAACCAACACCGATGGCAATCGTCGAAGTCCTTTCAAATGACAAGGCCAAGAAATCTGTTGATGAGTTAGGTGGTTTAGAGTATTTGACTATACTTGAAGAATCAAATATTCCAAATGACAACCTCACGATCTTTATTGAAAAGATTAAACAAAGCTACACTCGAAGAATGTTATTAAACATTTCTGATGAGGTAAAAAACTTTGTACTTTCCGATAAAGCAGAAATCTTGAATCCGACCGAATTAATTTCGTTCGCCGAAAAACAACTAACCGATCTCTCAGTGAATTCTACCACATCTGACGAAGTTTACAAGATGGGTACAAATACTCAAGAAATACTTGATGAACGTGGTAGTAAACCAGCTCAAGTTCCAGGCCTTGAAGTAGGTTGGACACAATTTGACCGTTATACAAATGGTGCACAAGCTGGTGACTTAATCATTGTATGTGCTCCATCAAAAACAGGCAAATCAGTCACACTTACTAACTGGGCAACAAAATTATCCATTAAAGACCAAATACCAATCTTGTATATCGATTCGGAAATGAATGAACGTGAACAGGAAGATAGGATATTGTCCAATTTAACTGGCATCCCGTTTGATGAGATTGTTTCTGGAATGTATGTACTTGATACCGTAAATGGTTCATCAACTGATAAAGTATCTCGCTTGAAACGTGCTAGAGAAGAATTGCAACTTGGTTATTACTATCACATCTACATGCCGCAATTTACAATCGAAAAAGTTACAGCAATCACACGTAAATTCTGTATGCAGTATGGTATTAAGGCGTTATTTATGGACTACATCAAAATACCGTCCAACCAAGCTGATTTCAAATCAGTACAAGAATATCAAGCACTCGGTTTTTTCACATCAGGTCTAAAAGACATTGCTGGTTTATTAAAAATTCCAGTATTCACAGCATGTCAAGCAAATCGTAACGATCTGGACACAGACAGTCCAGATGCAAGTAATATTGGAGGTTCTTATCGCATTCTGCAATTGGCAACAAAATTGATGTTCCTGATGAACAAGAGTGATGAAAAGATTGCTAAAGAAGGTATACAAGCTGGTAATCAACAACTCTTTATCAAATATCAACGTAATGCTGCTTCAGATTGTCCTCCAATTTCACTAATGTTTAATAGGCCAATATTGAGGCAAAGCGAGGCGTAACCAATGGATGCTGTAACTCTCATCAATGCAAAATTGGATGTTATGAAATTACTAAGACATTACAACTTTGACCACATCAAAGAAGATGGGCAATTCATACGTTCAAGTTGCAGAATTCATAGAGGGAATAACCCTACAGCATTTGTTATTAACCAAGAAACAGGACTTTGGTTCTGTCATACAAATTGTGGCGGCGGTGATATTTACACACTAGTTCAAAAGATGGAGAATATTGATTTTTTCTCCGCAGTTAGATGGCTTTCATCATTCTATGATGTGGATATCACTAATGCTGCCATAATTGATAGAAAAGAAAATTACCTTGAAGACATTAAGAAGTTCATCCAAATCGTAAAAAGGAAGAAAGTTACCACTTTCTCTGAGTTTACGATTTGTGAAGAAATACGTGAAGTGATGAAGTTTCGTCAGTTTGAAAAACAAACCATCGACCATTTCAGATTGGGTTATGTCGATTGTGTGTCCTTAACCAAAAAAACTGGCGAAATATACGTTCTGAATCATCGCCTTATCTTCCCTATTATCTTTAATGGAATTCAAATAGGCATATCATTCAGACGTGTTAAATCAACTGATGTACCAAAATGGTCACATCAGCCAGCACACTTAGAAATGGGCAATGTGTTATACAATTACGATGATGCATCATCGTCTTCAGAAATCATTGTATGTGAAGGTATTACTGATGTATGGGCATTTTATGAAATTGGCCTATCTGCTGTAGCCACATTTGGTACACACATCACAGATATTCAATACAAACTTCTAATGAAAACTGGTGCAGATATCGTGCTGGCATATGATGGCGATCATGCTGGTCATATCATTACAGAAAAGGCTATCAAACAATTCAAAAATAAAGCAAACCTTTCTGTCATTACTTTTGATGAGGGTACAGACCCAGAATCAATAGAAAGAAAGGAATTGTTGCTTAAATATGAAAACCGAAAAAAGATTTGGTGAATTATTGATTGAAAAAGAAAACGCTTTGCTTGTTAGTAAAGGAAATCAATATTCATCTGATGTGCAGAATAATCGTTGGCAGAATTTCTATGAAGTCGCAGCTTTTGAAGGGAGAACGCCGGAAGAAGTTGCAATATCTTACCTTTTAAAACACATCCAAAGTATCAATGTCGCTATCCGTAAAGGCGAATTTGATTGGTGTTGGGTTAATAGTAAAGGTGAAGAAGGCTTAATGCAACGATTTGCAGATGCACGTAATTACTTGTGGTTGCTCGGTAATATGATCGACGATCACGTATACACCGCATATCAACAACAATAATTGTAATTAAAGGAGAATAATATATATGTTAGGAATTTGGCTTGTTATTGACCCAACTAAATCGGAATCTATCATTTCTTGCAACACATTTATAAATGGTGACAAACATGAATTGTGGGTTACTAAACCTACAGGCAAAACAATGAAAGTTCTTGAAAATACTGACCATGAAGAAATTCAACGCTACAAAGATGCTATTGACTATGCCATCAGTAAACGTGACCCGATCTTCTATATGTAGAAGGTGACATTATGGGATTTGGTCATATCCATGTTCATACAGAATACAGTCTGCTCGATGGTGCTGGCAAAATCAAAGAAGTGTTGGAACGTGCTAAAGAATTAGGTCAATCATTCATTGCTATTACCGATCATGGTAGCATGTCCGGCTTATACTTGGCACAGAAAATCGGCAAAGAGATCGGCATCAAGGTTCTCATGGGATGTGAATTCTATTATCAAAGAGAAAATGACGGTGAGAATGGACACCTCATCGTCATTGCCAAATCCCAAAAGGGTTTGGAAAACATGTTAAAGATGATGGAATTTGCATATGTAGATAACTTCTACAAGAAACCTCGCATCACGTGGGATATCTTACAAAAGTATTCATCTGATTTGGTTGTAACTTCTGCCTGTCTTGCAAGTACAATCAATCAACACATCATGAAAGGTGAAATTCATGAGGCAAAAGAATGGGCAAGAAAGTTCAAATCAGTCTTTAGAGAAGATTTCTACCTTGAAATCCAACCCAATTCTATTCCAGAACAACTTATTGCAAATCAGACAATTATACGCATTGCAAAAGAATTACAAATCAAGGTCATTGGAGCTAACGATGTACATTATGTACTCAAATCAGATTCCTTTGCACATGAAGTACTCCTTGCTTTGCAAATCAACAAAAAAATGTCCGATGAGAAACGATGGCGATTTGACACACAAGACTTTTGGTTAAAAAGCCATGAAGAAATGTTACAAACATTTAGTGGTGTACCGCCGGAAGATGTACGAATTGCATGTGAGAACACGCAAGAGATCGCCGATAAATGTAATGCTGAATTCATCAAAGGACATTATCTTCCATTTTTCTATGATGTGCCTGATGGTGAAACTGAACGTAGTTTACTTGTTAAACACACGATAGAGGGTGCAAGACGTGAAGGCGTTTCAAAAGATAAGGAGTTTATGCATGAAGTCCAAAATGAGATCGATGTTATCGATAGGAACGGATATAGTGGTTATTTTCTTATTGTTGGTGATTATGTCAATACAGCACGACGAAATGGTGTTATTGTTGGCGACGGCAGGGGCAGCGGTGCAGGTTCTAAAGTTGCATGGCTTACAGAGATAACCAAGATTCCTCCACATCATTATGACTTGTTGTTTGAAAGATTTCTTGCAGATGGCAGACAACCAGATTCAATAGAGTCGAGTGTCATAGAAATATGTCATGTTAAGTTCGGTGAACGCTTAGTAAGCGGTGTGCATCTATGATGTGCTAACGGTGAAACCCAGATCGGGCAATACCGTGCCAAATTATACAGCAATTAAATCATCATCTACAATTAATATATAAGGATATAAAGGAGTGTATTGATGATGATTATTAAAAAAGTAAATGGTTATGATGATTACTACATTGCAGAGGATGGAACAATTCTAAAAGCCATGAAGCCTTGGAATGCAGGAGGTTATAAGGATATTAAATTAAATGGAAATCACCATTTAATACATCGTCTTGTCGCTGAGCATTTCATAAATAATCCGTGTAATGAAACGGATGTTAATCATAAAGATGGCAATAGAACAAACAACCATTATACAAATTTAGAGTGGTGTAGTCGATCTGAAAACCTGAAACATTCTTTTAGAGAATTAGGACAAACACCAGTAAGAAACTTTATTGGTTGTGAATTGTATCGAAATAATGAATTACTAGGTATTTTCAAATCAATAAAAGAAGCATGTAGATATGCCCAATTGCTTGGTGCAAAATTTTATCAATTATACAAAAACCACTTCTCTAAAGAATTTAAGATTGTTGTATTAGAGGTGTAACGACTATCCCATAGGGGAGTAGGGTGGAAATTACTACCACTCGAAGTGCCGAACACCCTAACGTAAAGTCGAGGGTGAAGATATAGTCTGTGCCTATAGGAATATAGGATAAACACGTTTGACGTGGACTTCTCGGACCAGAATGCGGTATTCACTGATTTGCAAAACAAATATGGTAAAGAAAACGTTGCACGCATAATAGCGTTCGGCACACTTACGCCAAAGGCGATATGCCGAAAGGTAATGAATTGTTTTGAACACGATGAGTCTGTCATCAAATCAATAAGTAAACTCATTCCTGATTTGTGTCAATCAATGCAATCTGCATACGATGCATCACCTGAACTTATTGCCTATCGCAATCAATACAAAAAAGAATTTGATGTGATAGAACGACTAGAAGGAATTGTCTCTCACGAATCACAACATGCAGCAGGAGTAATAATCTACCCTAACTTATCGTCCTACTTGCCAATAAAAACACGTGGCGAAGATCGTTCACTTCGTATCGTAGCGTTTGACAAGTATATGATCGAGGAGTTAGGGTTTTTTAAATTTGATGTACTTGGTCTTGAAACATTACCGATGATTAAACATTGTCTCGATAGTATGCCAGATAAAATCGATCTACATCACATCAATCTGGAAGAAAAAGAAGTTTATGACATGCTCTGTTCTGGCGATGTAAGTGGTGTATTCCAATTATCAAATCAAATGCAAAAGGTTATGGACCAGCAGCCATGCAACTTTAAAGACTTAATTGCTATAAATGCGCTCATCAGACCAGGTACAGGCGATTGGGTAGAATACATTGCTCGACGCAAAGGCAAGGAATGGTCTGTTCATCCAAATCGTTTACCTTATCTGAAAGAAACAGAAGGTCTTATCACCTATCAAGAACAATTCCTATTGGATTGTAAAACTTTAGCAGGGTGGGATATTGCTTATGCGGACAAATATGTACGGAAAAATAAAGCTATTAAACAAGATACAGAGCTGGCAAGAAAATTTATTTTGGACTCGATTAGCAATGGATTCTCGGAATCCGATGCGACTTTGGTATGGCATGAAATTGAAGATGCTGTCGATGGCGGTTACTCGTTTAACAAAAGTCATTCAGCGTCATATGCCGTAATCTCATATCAAACAGCATGGCTCAAATATCATTATCCAGAACACTTTTATGCAGCTCTCATGTCTTCAGAGAAAACGGATGGTGATGGTCAAAGTGCAATTTCAGGATATATTATTGAATGCAAGCAACGTGGCATCAAAATCTTACCGCCAGACATTAACCACAGCAGAGATAATTTCATTGTTAATGATGAGGGAATCAGTTACCGTATCACTACCATCAGCCACGTTGGCGAATCAGCTATTCGAGCAATTGAAAGATTACGTCCAATCACTTCCTTCTCAGACTTCCTTAAACGACGTGAAAAACAACACATCAAACAAAATGTGTTAGTCAATCTCATAAAAGCTGGTTGTTTCGATTTCGACAGTCCAAATAGAGCAGAATTGTTGTGGCAATTAGATATGCTCAATCGAACAAAAACTCAAATCAAGAATGAATATGAATGTCCACGATATGCCTATGATGATCGAATCAAGGCAAAATGGGAAAAAGAATCACTTGGTATGTATCTTTCACTTCATCCAATGGAGAAATACGGTTTTAAACCATTATCATCATTTGCTGAAGGTTCATATGTTCTGCAAGGTGGGGAAGTTTATGATGTTAAAGAATTTAAAGACAAAAATAAAAATGATATGGCGTTTGTTTTTATCAACACACTATTCGGTAATGTTAAACTACTGGTGTTTACGAGCACGTGGCGTTATTTACAAATCAGATCGTCTTTCACAAAAGGAAACATTGTACTTGTTAAAGGCAAAAGAAGCGGCGACTCGGTTATCGTTGATTCGGTGGAGGTATTAGAAGATATAAATAAAATTGCTTAAAGGAGGTGAAGAAAATGCAAGTATTAATAACAATCAATCGTGACACAGGTAAACTCTATGTTGATACGAAAGATATCAATCAAATTGAAGCAATCGGTGCTATTGAAATGGCAAAAGATTTGCTAATTCATGGCAGAAGTACAGAACAAGAAGTATTGGAGGAAGTTAGTTGAACTGTGTAAGTTGTTTTCTTCCAATCGCCGATCTACGTAAAGAAACACATTGCTCAGTATGCAATAACGCTTTACACAAAGATTGTGCGATTAAAGAAGATGGTAAACACTATTGCGATACGTGTTATACCGTCAAAGAGGAAGATAAAACAACACAAACCAATGTAGACATTGATGTGCCAGATGTGATAAGACGTTCCTACCTTGAAACGTATCGTGCATGTCCATTAAAGTTCTATCACGAAGTTATCAAGGGCGTTCCGTCGCCACCCAATATTTACACTCAAATGGGTATCGATCTGCATGAATTGTTTGATAAAGCAAGTCAAAATAATAAATTTATCATATCAGACATGCGTCAACAATTTGAATCAATCTTCCATTCTTATACTGATTCACTTTTTGGTGATGTGGAAAAGATTAAAATGTATAACCGTGGCATAAACTCAATCGATACATTTTACAAAGTTATTTTAGAAATGGGCAAACCATTTAAAACTGAAGAAACGATTCAGTTTAGTGTTGGCGATGAGTTACCACTTGTTCAAACCACATCAGATCGAATTGATGAAATCAATGGCGAATTAGAAATGTCTGATTGGAAAACTGGACAAGTCATGGTTGGACAGAAACTTTCTACTGATTTGCAAGCACCACTGTATATTCTCGGTGTACGTGATAAATTTCAAATGCCAGTACGCAAATTCACATTTTATTATCTTGAAGATAACAAATCACGTGTATTTGAAAGATTGGATGATGAAAGATATGTCTGCACCGTGAATAAAAGACAGTATTTCGTGAACATAACCGAAACCAAAAAAGAAGTACAGCGTATACTTACGCAAATCAAGAAAGGCCAATTTAACATTCCTCAAAGAGCAAAAAACATGTACTATACTTGCAAGATGTGTCATTTGCAGCAACTTGAAATATGTAAAGGTGCAGACATTGAAAGTTGGCGACAATACAACAATTTCGGGAGGACGTAATTAATGGAATGGTCAATGAAAAATGCAATTATCAATTACGATAAGAATATGTTAAAAGAGTTAATTGATATTGCTTACATCAACAAACGTATTTCAAATCAACAAGCTATGGATATTTTGTTGAAATATAAAGTATGTACAAAGCGTTTAACAACACTTTCAGCTAATTTATATTTCCAATCATATAATCAAAATAAATATGAATTACGAATTTCAAAACGTGGTTCATACAATTGGATAAGATTTGTATTTTATCAACATGAACTTCCAGAAATAATGGCTGTATTAAACAATGCAGCCTAAACCACCTCAACCTAAAATATTCATTATTGAATATTGAAGGAGAGATTAAATGTTATTAACAGATTCTTTTTTGTCACAATATCCTGATATGCCGGAACACATGAATGAACTTGCAACATTTGTTTTCTACAGAACGTACAGCCGTTGGCTACCTGATAAGCAACGTAGAGAAACATGGCGTGAAGCTGTTGCACGTGCTGTTGAATATAACGTTGGCATATCAAAAAAAGTCTTGTATAAAAATGACTTCGATGTGCCTTACGATAAGCTTCAAACAGAAGCAGAAACGTTGTTTGACAACGTCTTCAATTTACGTCAATTCTTATCTGGTCGTACACATTGGATTGGAGGTGCTGAAACACGTGTTGCTGAAAAGTTTCCTCTTGCGAATTTCAATTGTGCTTATGTTGACGTGTTGGCCTGGAATGATTTGTGCGATTTATTCTATCTTCTTCTTGTAGGAACTGGTGTTGGCTTTTCATGTTCAAAAGAGAATGCAGCTAAAATGGACGCTGTACGATTGAATTATGAATTGACGCATTCGGAATATAAACCAGTTTCCAAAGAAGAACGATTAGAAAAGACAAAACTTGTAATCATGGAAAATGGTTATGCCAAAATTTACGTTGGTGATAGTAAAGAAGGATGGGTTGAAGCGTTACGCCACTTTTTTAATCTAATCACTGACCCGGATTATGACAATATTAAGCACATCAAGATAAGTTATAATTCTATTCGTCCATCCGGTGAAAGACTTGTAACCTTTGGTGGAACAGCAAGTGGACATTTACCGCTGAAGGAAATGTTTAATGGTATCGACAAAGTATTGAAGAATCAATTTGACCCAACACTTGCACCACTTGAATATGATGAAGAAATTGTTGCTTATTATGTTCGTCCAATTCACATCATGGATATTGGTAATCTAATCGGTGCAAATGTCGTTGTTGGCGGCGTTCGACGTACAGCAGAAATGTTTCTTTGTGATGAGGATGATTGGGAAGTAATCTTAGCAAAATACGGCCTTAATGAGTTGGATTATGATCGTCACGATGAGATTGGTAATGCTTTACACAAACTAAACGTATTACCTGAATGGTGGAATAACAAGGATTTACTAGATGTGCGTAACACATTACATCATCGTCGCATGTCGAACAACTCTATTCGCTTCACGTCAAAACCAAGTAAAGAATTTCTCGATCTTATCTTCCTCCTCATCAAAGGTGAAGGTGAACCTGGCTTCGTCAACATTGAAGCTGCTGCCAAACGTAGACCGAACGCGAAAGGTTTAAACCCATGTGGTGAAGTACTACTTGATTCGTATGGATTATGTAATCTCACAACAGTTAATGTTGTAGGATTTGTTAAATTTATGCCTGAAATTGTTGATGGAGATAAAATGTGTCCAGCAACTTATAAACTTGACTTCCAAGGCCTCATGCAAGCACAGGCACTTTCAGCAAGAGCGGGACTCCGCATGACTTGCCTTAATTTGGAGTTGCCTAAATGGAATAAAATACAACAGCGTGATCGGCTCATCGGATGTTCTCTTACTGGTTGGAAAGATGCAATGAGTATACTTGGTTATTCTGATGAGCAGGAAAAGAACCTCCTTGCTTTCCTACGTGAAGTCGCTGAACAAGAAGCAATGCGATATGCATATACACTTCGCATTCCAATTCCACTCTTAGTGACTACTGTGAAGCCGGAAGGCACACTAAGTCAAATTGCTGGTGGTGTATCAAGTGGTTTACACACAAGCTTCTCTCCATATTATATTCGTCGTATCCGAATCAATGCGAATGACCCACTCGTACAAGTTGCATGGGAATGCAATTGGCATATATCACCTGAAGTTGGAACACCGGAAGGTGAAGTACCAAGAACGTATGTGATTGACTTTCCAGTACGCAGCGGCGCAAAGCGCACACGTGCGGAACAAACACTCGAAGAACAATTTGAAACTTACTTCTCATTCCAAGAAAACTATACTGCACACAATTCCAGCAATACCATATCGGTAAAAGATGATGAATGGCAGCGTGTTACTGAAATTGTTTTAGATAGATGGGATGACTTTATTGGTGTAACTTTCATGCCGTATGACGGCGGCAGCTACACACTGGCACCATATGAGGAAATCACAGAAGAAGATTATCATAAACTCAAATCAAAAATGAAACCGTTTTCTATTGATTTGCTAACACGATTTGAAGCACATCAATATGAAGATGATTTGAATGGTATATCAAGTTGTGAAAATGGTGTCTGTCCAATTCGGTAAACTAAAACATTAATATATGCATTCCCCGGCTTTCCTACGCCAACCGTCTGCCACAGAGTGCGTATAGAGGGCTAGACTGTCCGGGGTACATAATGAAAAGGAGAATTGATATGTTAAATAAACGTCAACTCGAAGATGCGAGTAAATGTTATTCAAATATTAAATGCGAGAACTGTTCTGTATTTGAGAAATGCACAAGTGCCTCCGATTTAGCGATAGAATCGTCTAAAACCACCCTTACCCTGTGTGAAATGGTGAAAAGGTTTATTGATGCTACGGATAAAGATTTGATTATTTGTCAGATAGGGCCGTCGATTCTTAACGCTTGTGAAGATGCGAAGAATCTCATCAAAGAAATGGAGGAAATAAAATGAGTTTTTATGAAGAATTAAAGAAACAAGTCTTATATAAGAAAATTGTTGAAATCAAAGAGTATGGCGATAGGTATGATGACGAAGTAATCCTCAAATTAAATGATGGCACTGTTTTAAAATGTAAAACAAACCAAGGATGCGGTGGATGCTCTAATGGTTGGTCTAGCTTTCAAAATCTGTTCAATGGAAAAATTAAGGATAATGTCATTACTAATATTACAACATCGAGTAGTGGCCAGAATTACGATGATATTGTTACCGTCCACGTTTTCTTCGAAGAACCACAATTCAATTTTTCTGAGGATGTAGATGAAGGATGGGGTAATGGATATTATGGTGGTGGTTTTGAATTAGAAGTCATTGAAAGGGGTGCCGGAAGTGAATCTGTTACAAACTCTTGAAAATGATATTAAAAAAGCAGATTACCGTATGGCAGCAATAAGGATTGAGCAAAAAGTCCTTGAAAAAGAATATGACCTCACAAACGAAAAGAAATGGGAACTAGAAGCCTATCGGGACGCGCTTATAGCTGAACAAACTGAGCGACAGGATGGGGGTGCCGGGGATGAAATATAAGCCAGAAGATTATATTGACAGTCGATTTTATAGTGGGTATTCAGATACTGACGATATAAGATTTTGCCCGTTTTGTGGTGCTGAAATGGGGGCATGGCGTGTCGATGGAACAGGTCTATGTCTTGATTGCAATAAACGTTTTGCTGTAATTGAGACAGATAATGAACCAAAGGAGTGATACTCCATCAATCATCACATCAAGACAATCCTACTTCATATAGAAAAACAAACAAACATATTGTAATAAAATTTAATATCTTATTATTTATATGTTTATAAAAATTATAATTGATGAGCTGTTTTATTCACGTAGGAGTAATTGATGTTTATATAAATATTCAAATCAATAAAGGAGAAAGTCAATGATTAAAGTGAGCGTTTCCAATAATGGCTTCTCAGTCCACGGACACGCAAACTTTAAACCATACGGTGAAGACATTGTATGTTCAGCCGTATCAGCAATAACACAATCCATCGCAAGTGGTTTAAATAAGTTTTGCGATGCAAGTTTTGCTTCACATGATGGATTACTTGCTGTATACGTAAATAATCCAGATGATGTTTGCAAAGCATTATTGTATTCATTACGTTATGGATTACAACAAATCCAAAAAGAATATCCACAATATCTAAGTCTCACGGAGGTATGGAATTATGTCTGATATGTCAGTACAAGAAATATTCCTAGACCATCTCCGAGAAGAACTTATAAGTCAAGGCTATCCATATTGGATGATTGATGAAATGGATAAATACGAGTTAATCAATTTATACAATGAAGGAGTATTAACAACTGATGAGTAATCCAACCACAGATGAACAATTAATTTTTATAACAGTTAAAGAATACAATAATCTACTCAAATCAAAACAAATACTTGATACACTTGAAGGCGCAGGTGTTGATAATTGGAGTGGATATGATTATGCAATGACATTAGTGGAGGGTGAAAATTAATGAGTAAAGGAAAATTTGGATTTGAAGTAGTTCGTGACGACAAACGTACAGCACACGATATTTTTACTGATGAGAAAAAAGTACAACACAAATTCCCATGTAACATTACACTTCCAACACGTGGCAGTTCTAAGTCAGCTGGCTACGACTTCTATGTGCCGAAGGATATTCAAATCTTACCTGGACAAAAAACCATGTTCTTTACTGATGTGAAAGCATTCATGCCTGATGGCTACGTCTTACTCGTCTTCATCAGATCGTCAATGGGAATAAAACATGGTCTTATGCTTTCCAATAACGTTGGCGTTATTGATTGTGACTATTATTCCAATCCAGACAACGATGGCAACATTGCCATGTCACTTGTCAACACATCAGGGATAGCGGTAAATCTAAAAGCTGGCGATCGTGTGGCGCAAGGTATTTTTGTACCTTTTGGTGTTGTTGATAATGATTCCACATCAGAAGAAAGGATTTCCGGAATTGGCAGCACAGGCAAGTAAAATTAAATGTCCTGTTGGAAGACCAACATGCCCAATAACACACGACAAAGCTATATGTGGATTATATGATTCAAATAGTAAACACTGTAATTTTTTAGTAACAAGGAAGTGACAACAAGGTAATTGGCAAAGAGAAAGGATATTGATGAGCACGATCTTTTTCGTGACAAACCACAATATTCTAATAAAAGGTTAAAAATCTCTTTACCATTACCACCTTCAGTAAACCATATGTATTACAACACACGGAATGGTGGCAAACGTCTAACACCTACAGCAGAAAACTATATCCGTGTTAGTCGTGCTTTAATCAATGAAGCTATTGATGAGCAGAAATGGTTAAGACAAAATGATTCAACATGGTATTATGTGGACTTGGTATTTTACATGCCAGATCGTAAAATACGTGATTCACACAATATGTTGAAATTGCTTCTTGATGTGATGCAAGGTGTGGTGTATAAAAATGATTATTATGCCCAACCACGTGTCCAATCTGTCGAATACGACAAAGAAAATCCTCGTGTTGAGGTATGTATTACGACACAATCAAAGAATGATCGAATCAAAGCAATAAACATGCAAAAATGAAAAAATACCTCCTCCATATTTGCCCTGTAAGGATTTAAAAATAAATGGGTAAGGTATTTGTACCTGACAATTTCATAGTAAAACAAGAAACCCCTCGTTATGAGGGGTTTTTTTGTGTGGATATAGTAGTTATAACTAAAACAATTCCACCAGCAATTGTAACAATTGAAAATATGAGCATCCACATCTTTGTAAGAAGAATTGTTATAATAGATAATATAAGAATTGATATACCGAAATATTTATTGTTTGAATGTCTACTAAGGATAGCTAAAATGAGAATAATTATAGTTATTATTAAACTATAAAATCCCAATCTCATCATATCTAAAGTTACTGTATCATGAAATCCTTCATATCGATTATAAAGAGATGCAGCTATTAATGAAAGTGAACCAACTATCCCAAGTGCGCCACCAACAATTGAAAGTATTGAACCAGTCTTTTTCATATATTTCCTCCGATGTGATTTTTTTCTTATATTATACCACATCATACATATTATTGTTGATTTGCCAGTATTTCTTTAATCTTCATTGCTTTATAAGCATCATAATCATAAGACAAGAATTTAAGACCAGTTGCATTATTTAACACATGCAAACCTAAATCCATACCATTCTTTGTCGCCAATCCACTCAGTACACCATATGCCCCAAATTGTGAAGCAATGTGATCGGTACGATTAGCAATAGCAGAATCTCCTTCATCTACAATTGGACTATCAAAGAAGAAATTCTTATTGGCGATCTGTTCGATTGGTGTTTTAAATAATGGATTAGTTTGACTGAATAATTCTTTTGCTGATTGAATTGGCCTTGTTATATCGGGAATTCTACTTAAATCCATAAATGGCAAATTGGGATTCCACAATACAGGCTCCATTCTGCCTTGAGGATTACGAACACTAAACGGCAATTGAATCCAATCAACAGCAAAGTCATTAACTAAATCTTTATTGATGCGATCTTCTTGATTTGTAATACCTTCCACTCCACCAAGTACTTTTGATACATATAAAAACTTCTTAGGATTTTCAAGCAACACACGTAGTTGCAATTCTGCATTCTTCCTGAGCCACGTGTAATATGGCAATACGCGCTTCATCACGCTCTGTTCAAACTCAGTCAAATCAGAATAATTAAAGAGGAATTCATCAACTTTGGCAGCGGCGTCCTGCGGAGACATCCCCTTCTTCAACAGTGATGCGAAATGGATAAGTCTATCTTGATTCTCTATCTTACCACCAATCTCAGCACCTTTTTTATAAAGCACAAAATCTTTTGTATTAGTTGGGTCAAACTTCCGTGGCACATTCTTTAGAATGCCTTTACTTTCTGCACCAACACCAACATCCATAGCAAAGTAACCAGTGTTAATTACGTCATGCTTTGCAGCCAAATCATAGACATTACTCCATGATAACTGTTTTGTAAGCATGGCTTCTGTTTTTCCTTGGTTCACTATCGCTTTAAAAGCGTTCTTTTGGAAATCAATATTGAATGCATCGATACCAACATCGAGCCAGTTGAGGTACGTGTTACTTAACTTATTCCTTAAATGAAACGCTGGTAATATAGTAGTTTGATTCAGTTTCACAAAGTGCGTAAACTTATCATACATTTGCAAGAAACGATTTTGGTCTTTGGCAATTTGAAGTTTTCTTGCCTGATTTGCCTTCTCAACAATAACATTGTCTACCTGATTTGCATGAATACCAAGTTTGTCATACATATCTAATTTTGTGAGCATCTTATTAAGTCTTTGTTTTTCTGCATCAGTAAAATAATCATTCTTTAAATAATTTCCGATTGCTTCACGTGCTTCATCAGAAGACATACTAACAACATCAGCCTTTTCAAAGAAAGTCATAGATTTACCATTAATGCGGTAATAATGGCTATTAAGAAGTGATACAAGGCCACCTTTGTAATAACGCTTAATATTATCAACATTACTATCATCAATGATTTCCTTACCAAGTATTGATTCGAGATAATCTTTTTTTAACTCATCAACATGGCCTTTCATGCCTTTATATTGTTCATCATTAATTTTCAACATCGGCATAGCCAAGTCATCAAGTACACCTGTGATGTGATTATCAGCCATAAATCTATCTACTTCACGTTGATATATCTGACTTCTCACATCAGATGGAAATGTCTCTTTAATAAATTGTGTTACACGTCTGCCAACTTCAGCATCAAACAATCTCGAATATTCACTATTTATATCATATTCTTTAACATTCCATGCATGAAGTTTCGTTGAAACAATATCGTTTATTTCAGATTCTAATCCACGTTGAAATTCACTTTCCAACCAATCAGATACTATTTTATTGATTTCAATGGATACTCTTGCACTTCCAATATCATTGATACTTTCCTTCATCCTGCCGTAATTAACAACAATATCATAACCTTCTTTTACTTCCCCATTATAAACATCACCAAATGTATCCATCATATTTTTCATATAGGCATTATCATACATTAACTCATTATGCTTCATTGCACGTGCCAAATATATATCAATGATGTTCTCATTAAAGAAGTTTTTACCTTGTAATACAGGCTTAAAGAAGTTATTGATTTGCTCGATAGTTGGGTTTACGATTACTCCACCTTCGCCATCAGGTATTGTTTTCAATGTTCTACTCTTTGCAAAGGGATTGAATTTACGACCATAACCAAAATCAGCACCAAATTTAGGGATAATCTTTTTAATATAGTCCGGCATATCACCGGTCTGATTTGCATAAAACTTGCGGATTAATTCTTCACCTTCAGGCGTAATGATATGTGGCAAATATCCGAGCATCATATTTTCAAATTGGTCCGGCTTCATTTTACCAATTGTAACTTCTTCATGACCGATCTTAATGAATTCATTTTTGAAGAACGTGGCAACTTCACGTACCTTTTCATTTACATTCAAAGTCTCATCAAGTACAGCTTCATATAGCTTTGGCGATGAATTGTAAACAATTTCGTCGATCTTCTCGTTACCATACAAACTTCTCATAGCGGTTTCAAATGCATCCTGAGAAGCAAACATATCTTCATACTTTTCCAAATCAACATATAGTTTATCGATATTCATAAATTCATTGCTATTTAATGCATCATCAATCAACTTCCGCTGCTCTTGGAGGTCACTTATAGTCTTTTGCAAATCAAAAATATGTGTTTTATTCTCAGTAACTAGGGTTTCATATTCTCCACGTGCCTTAACTTTGGCTTCTAATTCATCAAAGTTTTCAATAGTCTCTTTAATAATAGGAGTTTCTTCAATTGCCTTATTTACAGAATGTGTGATTTGACCTGGTGCAATCTGCACCACTTTCCCATTGCTTAATTGCACGTGATACATAGGCACATCAGAGCGATTATCAATTCCAATTACATTACCGGCCTGTGCACCACCCTCGCCAATAACGTCTTTTTCCTTTTGTAAATCAGCAATATCTTGTTTTAACTTCTTATATTTATCTTGCGGATAATGTAAATCGATCTTGATAGCATCTTTTTTAATTTGACCCATTGTTTTGATGTGAGGAAGATCTTCCTCAGTAAATTGATATTTGCGCTGAATGGTATATTTCTGTTGATATGGAATAAGTCTTGCAAACAATTCATCACGCTTTTTAAAAGCGTCTTCAAATTTGACTAACTCATCTTGTAATTTTCCAATCTTCTCATCAATGGCAATCTTCTGTTCAACGCTGCCAGTAGAAAATTTCACATCAGAATTGATTTGTACATTGTCTTTAACGTGCTGAATGTGTGATTTAATAAGCCTTTCTTTTAAGGCTCCTTTAGTAGTTGATTGCATAGTTTTTTTGAATTTCGATTCACCATTATCAACAATACCTTTTGCAACAGCAAATGCCCAATCTTGCTGCTTCTCAGACAGTTTGGAAAACTCATCAATAGGAAATGTTTCTTTGATAAACTTCTGCATTTCATATTTAAGTTGTTTAATATATTTAGCAAATCCAGAGTTTGAGTCAATATTTTTCATACCTTTAGGAAATTTATCTTGGATAAACAAATCAAGAGAATAGTTGTTTTTATATTTTGTTTTCCGACTTTTGAACTCAGTTTCTATAGCTGAATCATTATCAATAAATTCATTTCTATTATTTTCATCAATAAGTTTTCTTTCTTCATTGAAGATTTGTTCAAATTGTCTATTTTCAATATCAGTCATGATTTGCTTCATTTCATCTGTGTTTTTGGCAGACGTAAGAGCACGCAATAATAACTTCCTATCACGTTCAATATTGAAGAATTCAGGATTATTCTGATTTGCTTCAACAACTTCTTTCCAAGTCTTAAATTGTTTTCCTTCACCATATCCAAATTGTTTGGCAATAAAGGAATAGATCGTCTTTGCTTTACCGCTGAATTGCGATTTATTGGCATCGATGTAATCTTTGATTTCATCTTTTGATTTGCCTTTATTGAGCATATCAAAAACAGTATCCAAATATTCTTCTGGAACACTATTAGAAATCATATCATCTTTACTAAACAAATCATAGGAAAGTGATTTGATGACGGATACTCTATCCACATCAGTAATACCTTTTATCTCATCAGCATAATCCAAATCAGAGAAAGATTCATCCTTTACAAGCCGTGCTCTTTCCTTTTGTGCTATCTCAGCAGCACTCTTATATGATTTGTACTGTTCAAGTAAATCAGCCGATGTACGTGCATCATCACGTTTATTCAATAACGCATCGGTATACTTTTGCATTTCTTCGTCCGTTGCTGTTTTACCAACATATTCTTTTAACATATCACTATAACTATTTTTCAAGTAGTCATGGCTTTTTTGTGCTGTTATGATTTGCTCATCAAGACTCTTTCCAGTGTTTTCAAAGAAAGCTTTACGATTTTCCAAATCACTTAATCTTGTTTCAGCATCGGTTTGTTTATATCGATACTCATTCTGCATCAGTTTAGCTTCACGTGTATCCATAAACTTCACAAGTTCTGCAACACGTGACCATTTTGACTTATCCTGCATCAGTTCTATGATTTGCCGAGTATCATCTGGCGTCAAATCATATTGTGCAGCATAATCACGTATGGCCTTTTCCGCAGCGATTTTATCGCCTTTAAGGCCACGTGTATGTTCCGCATAATCGAGTACTTTATAAACTACATCAGGTCTAGTTTTACTTGCCTGATAAAGCGAGGATTTTGTGGAAAAAAACTTACCCAATTGACTTCCATAAATACTATCACGCAATCTTGCGTAATGTGGTGCAAGAGTTGCTTCACCAAAATCCTCAAGCGTCTTGGCTTTAGCAAGTGTAACACGTTTATCCTTGCCAAACACTTTCTCGCCAAACGGAAGATTACTTGGACCGAAGGTCAAATCGGCATTAGTACTTCTAACTCCGGCGACCTTATTATAAGCCTTAACAAATTTCTCAGCAGCTTCGTCAATATTATCTATTTGCTTTCCTGATTTGCTAATGATATCTATTGCGATTTCTTTAGTCATACCGCCAGCATTGGCAATATCTTTAACCGCATCAGCAGTATGTGTAAGTTTAAGACCAGTTTTACCTGTTCCACGTAATAATGCTGATGCGCCACCTGTGAGGTACGTGGTCGGGTCTAATAACACATCACCAATAAACCCAACAACACCTTTTGCAATACGCCCGCCGGTGCTTTCAGGTTTCCAACCAACATCTTCTAATACTTGGCTATAATGATATTCACCATTTTCATAACCTTCACCAAAAGGATTTGCTGCTCTCAATGCCCTCACTATCGCATCAGAAACAGACAAATCCTTTTTTACAAGTGCATCTGCAATACCAGCAGTAAGATAGTTGCCAATAGATACAGCATCCAAAACACGGTCAAGACCTGACCGTTGTGATGGAATGTTAAAATAATTGTTAGATGAAAACAATTTAACTAATTCAGGGTCAGCTTTGGTAGTACGATTTGTAATATATTTGTTTTTAAAATAATAATCAGTTTTATATTTAGTCATACAATATGCCCCTATTTTTATTTAAAAGTAGGATTATACAATCTCTCTAAAGCTGCTTGTGCTGCTTTCTTAGAGGCTAATTGTTCATCTGATGAGCGATCTTGATTATCGATTAAATTACCAAGCCACATTGGTGCAAAAATAGGGTCATAATATCCAGTTGAACTACTTGTTCCAGTGTATGGATTATAGTTAAAAATGTTCGAATCATCAAAAGGATTATAACTCAATTTTTCCTCATCAGAATACTTCAATGCAGGGTTGTTAATAATGCTATCAGCTTCAGCTTTAGTTGATGCATCAAGAAAAATATCAGCTTTTTTAATAGCTTGACTTTCATTGATTTGTGCAACACGTAATTGATACGCTGCATCACTTGCATTTGGATTGATGCCATATGCTTTACACATCTGAACAAAATCAGCCTGGTCTGATGCTAATTTGGCTCTCGCAGAAGCAGCAGCCGAAGCACTTATCTGTCCAAGTTGATATGAATTTTCAATAGCAGCTAATTCTTTTTTATATTTTTGTTCTAAGGTCATATTAGTTTGAGTATATTCTTGCTGTTTAGCCATCTGTGTTAATTCATACTGTTGTGCCGTTGCAGCATTCTTTTCGGTGTAGAATTGGTTTTGTTTATTACTATAATCATCACCAAGTATTCCCATCACAGATGAGTTATACATTTGACTTGCTTGCGCAGATGCAGCAGCCACATCAGAATTGTAATTAGCATTGGCTGTTGCAATATCAGTATCAGTATTTGTCTTTATAGCGTTAAGACGTGTTTTTATATTAGCAACGGTTTGGTCACGAGTTTTCTGTGCTGTAGTGATGTTGGTATTTTTTCGTGCAGCGTCACCAGCCATAAGACCAACCATTTGTTGACTGTTTTGAATACCTTGTTGCTGACCAAATACAGCCGTTTTCTCGGCATCGTTATAAGCTTCTTTTTGAATAGCAGCAACATCTGATGCAAGATTATCTTCCGCATCACGGACACTGATTTCACCTTCAGCAACAGCATTTTGATATGTCTTTTGTAATTCTGCAATTGCAGAATTTAGATTGGATTGTAACATAGCTGTTTGTGATTGAAGATAAGCATCTGAATTTGCTTGTGCTTGATTTAAGAGACTCGTTAATGCAGCATCCAAGTCACTACTGCCATCTGCTGATTTGCCATTGACAACTTTTGTGCCGGTAAGTGATTTCAAATCAACAGAATTATTAGCAGCAGTGACACCGTTTTGAGAAAGATAATTCTGATACTGTTGATTTGTATCAGTACGATTAGAACCGGTAAACTGATTATTACCATATTGTATATTGATACTGTCGCCATATTGAGAACGTAGGGCCTGCTCATCAACAGACCCTTTAACAACAGTTACAGTTGGTTTAGTTGTTGTTGCCATCCACAACACCTCCTGCAATTTCATTCTGTTTAGTAACAAGTGATTCAACAAGTGCTTTGGCTTTTTCTATCACATCAATAGAAGGCGTTTCGCCATATTGTTTTGTATAATCAGCAATAAACGATTTAACAAAACTATCCATCTTTTCATCACCATAAATTCCCCATGATCGATAGTTAACTTCAATCCATGCAAACACATCAACAGCAATATCTGTGTATTTTCTAATCCATGGATAACGTTTAATAAGAACACCGACAATTAATGATAAAATAGCAAGATACAAATACATCGCTTGTTCTGATGTGAGAACACTAATCAACACTTCACTCATCATATCCTCCATTATTTCCATTCAACAATTGGTTGATTTTTTCTATGTTCAGTTACACGACCATCTTTCCAAAAACACACGTAATTGTACTCATCTTGATGTGCAATATCTCTTTCAGGGAGTACTTCAAGCCATCCATTGCCAGACTTAAAGGAGAAAATATTCGGCCCTGTAGGGATAATAGGTTTAGACTGTACACTTACAGCAAGACCTCTTTTATTCTCAATACCGAGCCATGCAGCAACGTCAACATCATCTTTATTTGTCCATGGTGCTTTGCGTACTTCATAATGAAGGTGTGCACCTGTAACCTGCCCTGTAGCACCCATCAAACCTAACTTATCACCAGCAACGATTTTCTGACCACGTACAACATAAGCTTTATCAAGATGAGCGTGAATTAAATCATATTTACCATCTGATGTGCGAAGAATAACATACCTTCCCCATCCATTTTCATCCCATCCAACCTCAGTAATACTACCAGCAAGTGTTGCTAACACATCAGTAAAAGGACTAATAAAATCAATACCAGTATGATAACCTTTACGATATGTTATACCTGCCGGTGGCGACTCCTTATAGGCTTTCGTGATAGTTGCTTGTTTCAGTGGCATCATTTTTATTCACCCCATGTTTAATCTTATGACGTTTAATAACGGTAAGATTGATAAATTCAGTAGCACAAAATCCAAATACAGCACCAATCAATACTGAAGGTTCTTGTCCTCCATTTTCAACGATTTGTAATACTTTGCATGTAAATGCAGCTAATACAAAAAACACAAACCACACAATAAGTGTGGATGTGTTGGGTTTTTTTATTTTCATATCAACCACCAAATATCAACTGCAATATATATTGAATAATAAATATAAATGCAGAAGTTATTCCGGCAGTTTTTAAAGCAGTATATTGATCGGCTGGCTTTTTAATTTCGAGAAGTTTTTCTTCTTGTTGTTTTTTACGTTCTTCATCACGTGCTTTACGTTCTTCATCAAGTTTCTTTGTAAGACACGCAATATCTGATTTGATATCTACTTTGAAATCTTCCATTGATTTGATTAGATTACCGTATTGCACATCTTTTTGTGCATCTGATAGTTCAAGTTTTAATACTCTTGATTGTAAATCTTTTATGTTATTTTGTGTTTCTTCATGAAAAACACAAACATCCATTTATGCACCTCATAGTCTAAATTCCCAATAATTCTTCTAATTCTTTGCACCGCTGTGCGATATCAGCTTTAAGTGTAGCTTGACCCTTGGTATCTTTTAGTTTCTTAATCTTGGTTTGACGTCCTGTTTCTGCCTGAGTCGGTTGCCACTTGCCCTCTTTATCCTTTAACATCATACGCCAATCGCCCCCAATATTTTAGTAATAAACTTCTCTAAAGCTGTCGACGTTCGTGTAAGTGTGATTCGTTGAGTTACTTTCTCATTTCGAGAAGTGCTATATACATATTGTTTCTCAGTAGTGTCGCCAGGAGTACCGTACGTAGACACGGTTGGGTCTCCGAAAGATTCTGCGGCGGCTGCGTCCACAATACTAATCTTAGAATCGACCGTCAATCCCGCGTCCGTATCATAGGTAACCCACGAGACAATTTCGTTGGTATCTGTGATAGGTTCAATATCGTACCGTACATCCTCTTCGAGAAGTGGTCTCAAACTCTTAGCAGACCACGATCCTGCGAATTTTACAGCCGGTGCTGCCATATCTTTATAGATAACCGGTGGCGCACTAAAGTATGGTTGATACGCCAACGCACTTGGCTCTTGTAAGTTATTTGAAGCGCTTTTATATAACTCTGTTACAGTGCCCCACTTACCAGATGAATATTTTAGACTATGAATTGCAGGGTATGTCGGCGAAGTTGGACTAAGCCCATACCAATATACATATACTTCATTATCATCATTGTAAGATATTGTAGGTGAGTACTGAGAATAGGTTGCTGTATATCGAGTATGAGTGTACGGCGTACTCCAACTTGCCCCGCCATTGCATGAATAAGCGGTTTTTAAATTAAACATACCTACTAATCCGTCTATATAGCACCCAACCCAAGCAACATGAAGATCGCCATTTTTTGTACAGACTGCTACCGGGGGATTTTGAGACCATCCAGCACCACCAGATGTATACCATATCGTAGAGTATTTCCAGCCGTCTATTGGGTTTACGTTATTGAACCCTTGGGTTTGATTAACAGCGAGTTCGTTTGTGACTTCAAATATAACGTATGTCGAACTGTAGGTATAATAGGTGAAAATATGAACATAATTATTTCTAAACACAATTGAAGCCCCGGTGCAATTACCACCGGCTGTTACATTTGTAAGACGAGTGTAGGCGGCCCAAGTCGCACCATCATCAGTGCTAGAGGTAATCATAATATTATAGTAACTTGTGTAACTTGTACAATAACCGTATGCCGCTATCCAAATTTTCCCGTTACTGTCTACGTCCATCGAGAAACCAGCCAAAGTACTACCTGTACTCATCGCTAGGACTCTAGATACAGAGTAAATATTAACGTTCGTCTGCGTCGTAGCATCGAAAGTCCACGAATCTATAACCCCACTACCTCGGAGTGCCGCTACGATAACTTTAGTACCTTTTGCTACCATGGAAATATTATTAGAACTATAGTCAGAACCATTACTCATATAACAAAGTTGCGACCACGTAGCGCCATTATCCTCTGATTTGTAGAAATAATGTATATAAGTAGCACTAAGATACGCAGAGGCAATAAGCCACCCATTTGATAGTCTTATAAGTTTTCTATAAGCACTAGCATTGCCGTTATTTGTACTATATGCACTACCAACAATACTTACAGGCGTACTTCTGTCATAACTCGCAATGGTTTCAAGATATCCATTACTAAATCCTAACTTATTATTAACGATCTTACCGAGCGACCTATACACTAAAGCATTTGATTTATACGAATACAGGAGAGGACTTACTGTGAGTGACGGAGAATGGATATAATCCGTCCATACGCCTGTGAACCTTATTTTATTATTACTAATATATTGATAAACACAGAGGGGTTGGGTAAAGTTGCTATAATTATTACATAAAGAAACCATACCATGAGAATTGTAAGCGTTAGCAGTTGCATGAATCGTGGCAAGTGTGGCCGCTGTTCCCCAAGCGTTGTTACTAAACTTAATATGTTTAAGATATGCAGCCGGGGCACTCGTAGCGGAACTCCAGCAAAGGTGCACATTATTAGAAGCATCCACAGCTAGCGATGGATATCTTTGTAAATAAGAACCATCTAAAATAATAGTATCATATCCAGCAGTACCGTCTAACTTGGTATACGTTGTACCATTATCTGTCGTTTTAACGACAGCAAGTAGAGAACCACTACTATAGGTATAATTTGCAGCTACAATAATCGCTGTATCTGTTACTGCTGTTGATATGCTTCCATAAGCATCCAATGTACTTGGGTTAAATGTTTTATTACCCCACTCCGGATTGAAATTTACCCCAGACAACCAACTCTGGGTTGTGTTGGCATTTGTAAACACATACATTGTGTAGTTGCCTGAGTACATTCCAACCACGAAGATGTGAACATAACCATTAAACACCACGATAGACATCTTTCTTGCGTACCATCCAGATGACGGATTTTTGGATATATAGGCCGGCGTACCTATAGTAACGCCACCATCTATAGCTATTGTGCCTTTTACATACCTAACATTACCTACATCAGCATAATCGGTGGTGTATGAAGACCAACACATATAGATATTGTTTCCAGAAATAGTCATATCACCTGAGGGGTAATTACCCCAACTTGTGATGATAGAATTTGTTTCCACTGTGGTATAAGATGCTACACCTGTAGAAAAATCATACCTATGGAGTTGAACTCTATCTAAGGCACTAAGATATCCAGTGACAAAAACATAAACAGATGTGTCTTTACACGCTACAGAACACGAATAAATATTAGCCGAAGTGTATCCACCAAGCGAGCCGATAGAATGAAAATGCCGCCATGTAGTTCCGTTATCTGTCGAGGTATAGAGTAGAATTACATTTCCATCATGTGTAGCTAAAACTAATCTGCCGCCATCTAATCTTACGAGCTTTCTATTGTTAGAGTCACCATTATACTCAGTACCAAGCCCTTGTAACTGTTCAACTACTGTTACAGCCGTGCTTTTATCCACAGTTCCTAGCGTGGAATTAGATCCTCCGGATGTAACAGTGACTCTTTCTTTATGCACATCGTCTTGAATAGTAATCTCTTCGCCCGTGCCGAACCATGCGTCTGTTGGCTTATCAATTATAGCGGTATTTACTTTCGCTAAAATGTTCGTCTCTCCGGCATTCAAAGCGGATGTTGTATTTGTTACCATGTTCTTCTTTGTTGAGGCAGAAATATTATTCGTGTTATCAAATAAATCGTAATATACTCCTTGTGCTCCAGACACACGATTATAAATGTCCGTAATAGCTGTTAGATTCGCCTTGTCTCTCAGGAGGTCTCTATAAAGCTGCATTGGTACTCCACCAGCTTGAGCTACCTGTCCTCTCATTTTACAGCCCCCCAATCGAAGGTTACTCCGGATGACTCTGTTGCATCTGATGTGATAATAAAATACCCGTCATAACTTTGAACAGTCCAGCTCCCTACTTTAGTTCCTGTAGGCGACACAGTAACCATTGTATTGGCCGTAATAAAAGCATCGGTCACTTGGTACGATGTACCGCCAGAGGTAAAGGTACCAGTACCATTTTTGAAAGAAGCTTTGTTATTAGCAACAGAAGCCACAGCGTCAAGTTCCACTTGTGTCGCAGGGTCGAAATTCAATTCATTAGTTGTTATCGATTTAGGTGGTATTTGTCCAAGTACAACACCAGATAATTCAGATTTAGTCGCAAATTTTGCATCACTTTCAACTTCAGTGTAATAACGATTATCTAATTGTCCATTATTCAATTCTGTTTCGGTGTAATAACGACCATCATGGTCATTGGATGTTTTGTGTGTCGTAAGAGCAGTCTCATCAGTATTGGCATAATTAACAAGTTCATTTATTTTATCAACAATTTCATCATTGTTTTGGTCAAATTCATCTGGATTAATTATCTGTCCAAGAACAAAGTCTGGATAAGATAATGTTAAATTTGAAATTGTCACTCGATCACCTCTTTCCACGTTTCTCATAATCACCATTGATTTGATAGAATTTCATCCGTTGTTCCAAATCATAAAGTGATTGTGCAAGCCATTGACCATCCATATATAAATAGTAACAGTCTTCGTCTGCCACGTATACTAAGAGTCCATCAACCTTTCCTGTGTACGCTGCCAAATCAGAATAGGAATCAACTTCACCATCAACATCGTAACTGCAAGATAATTTAAAACGTATATTACGCCCACGTCTTCCAATTATAAATGGCAGACTTTCAGCAATATTACGTGTAATAAACCGTGAATCTCCCCATATTGCTTTGCCAAACTGACTTATCTGATTTGATATGATGAGCCGATCTACAACATCGATATAGTCAATTTCAAACAACACAGTGATATCTGATGGATAATCCTGAAATACGTGTGCTACAAGATAAAATTCACGGAAGTATTTATAAATAACAGCATCACTCATATCAAGATTTGCAGAATAAAATGATGCTTGATAAGGTTTCCCAAAATCCAAATACGTGTTCTCATCAAGAAAAGATATAGTGCCATCAAGTCTACCGATGAGTAACTTATTGTCTTTGGAATAAAATGAACTGGCATCTAATTCGTTATAAACAACCCATTTTTGGTTCTGATAACTATAAACCAAAACCTTATCTGATATGCTAAGGTAATATTCATTATTGAAGAAATAAGCTGTTGCATATTCTGTTTCATAAAGATAAAAATTCAACGGCTCCTTGGTTAAATCAATTGTTTTGCTAATATTAATTGTAGCCAAAACTCTTTCATCATTGTTATTTGCAGATGCAAGGCTATATACAATACCATCACTACCAAGAAAGAATAAATAATTATGAGCCACTTTCATAGAATCATGATTGGCGATGCCGGTATGTGTGTTAAGACGCTTTAATGCAAATACATCAGCACCAGTGTCAATAATATTTGTATCACCAGTAATGACATACATATCCTTCTCTCTGCCAACAATCACACTATTATCATAAACACATAATCCACGTATTTTATCTGAGTTAGGTGGTACTTGCATTGGCAATGATACTGGATAATAAAAAGGATGCTGCAAATCAGTAATAAATACATTATCATCATCTTCTGCACAACCCGATGCAAATAATCTTCCTTGATGTGAAATGATATATTTCAAATTATCAGGCACAACATTCGCACCACTAAAAGTGTCAACGAATTCATTTTCACATGGTACATAATAGATTTGCATATTCGTGTAATCAATATTTAACACACCTTGTGTGTGGTCAGTATTAAGACGTACCGCAGCAATATCTGGACTCACAACTGTCATTAAACAATAACTTGGATTAGGCGTGCCGATTACATTGATATACGTGCTGGTTACTTGGTCGAACTTGCCATAACAATACAATCTATCCCCATCACAAAGAAAATATTTACCTTGATGTGTAACACCACAAGGTTTCCCTGCAATATTTGTCAACAACGTGTTATTCACATATATCTCACGTTCAGTAGCACGTATAAACATCGGAAGATCGTTATATGGTTTATATTCATCTATAAATACCACTTCACCATCTAATTGCAGATCGTCATAATAATTTTGCCCAGGTCTATTTTCTATTGATGTGTTATCACCAAAACGCACGTTCATCAGTGATTTAGCTTCATTTGGTTCTAACACTTCCGATCGATTATTCAGGCCGCCAGTAAAATCTTGAAGGGAAAAGGTATAAACAACATTAGGAGAAGGAAGTTTTTTACGTACAAATGCCATTATTCAACCCCCTCAACTCCTAATTCTTCTTCGGTATCAAATCGGTTTGTATTCCAATAAGCACTCAAATCAACATAATCAATTGGAATATCGTTTGTTATAACATCGCCATTTTCATCAGTAATGGTAATGTCACCATTTTGAATCTTGATGAGTAATTCATTTAATTTGGTTTCAAATTCATTCATCATGTCGCCGCCTTTATAATCATTCCCATCTTGGGAATAGCAGCGTGATGCGGCGTACACTGCAAGAAGATAATGATACTGATTTGGCAATAACGTCGGCACATCAGAGTTATTTGTTAAATACACCATACCTTCACATTCAGTTATAACTTCACGCACTCTATCGATCGCTTCATTCAGATAATCAGTAATATCAATTTCACGAAAGATTGAATTTGAAAAGTCACGTGTATAACTTCTAACTCTTAAAATAAGTTGTATCCTTGTCACATTATCACCCCTTTGATTTGCGAGGTTTTGTCACCTTTTCCTCAACAACGTTTTGCGTAGTTGCAAGATTATTTTGATTTGCATAGACTTGAATAAAACTATTCATCATTTCAATTAACGCATCAAGACGCATACATATAGCATATAAATAACGTTCATTTGCGTTTAATGGAATGTCTAATTTTCTTTCCATATTTCACCTCATCATGCTAAAGATGTAACAAGTGTAATTTTCTTAACTGCTGCCGATGTTGGTGTATACGCACCAATGGTTTCCAAAATGCCATAAAGGGATGTGCTATTATCAGCAAGTTTGATGATTTTATTTAAGGCACTCACATCACTTATCAATGTATCTCCAAAATCAACAGGAGTAGTAAAAGTGATATAACCAAGATATTTCGATCTGTCAGCAGCGATAAGATTAAACGCTGCATTGTCGGCAATTGCAGTTGGTGCTGCATTATAAATGTGTAATCTGAATGTGGACATTCCACTCGGCACAGCAGCAACATCAATTTCCATCATTGCCGACTCGATCTTAATAGGTGCACCACTTATCATTGACACATCAGAAAAAGATAGATTACCAGTAACAGCAGGGCCAACAACATCATTTGCTGTATATGCAGTTATATCTGCTGGTCTGGTGAAACTTGTGGAAGATATCTTTGTTGATGGCAATTCTATTGCTGCAAATGAGAAACTATTGTCGCCATTATCTATGATTCGCATCGCATTTCCATTGTAACGTGCGGTTCTATTAGACATAGAAAACCTCCTTTATAGAAGAAAAGGGGCAACGCATAGTCGCCCCAATATTCTTGATTTGATTTGATTAGATTTCAGTGTAAAAGATATACACATCAGCATGCATTTCACTGAAAGCATTTGGTGCAACAGCAACAATTCTGTCACTTGCCGGACAAATCGTGCCAACCAATGCACCAGCACCTTTAACAGCAGCAACAGCAGCAACACTTGCAGCAGCAATAAAACCATCTGGGTCGCCACTATCGGCAGTTGCAGTACCAATGTTAATGGTTTTAGTTGTTCCGGTCGCTTCAGCAGTAGTCACATTGATAAGAACCTTCTCAACAATCGCTCTCGGCAAAGCAGTATGGATAATAACCTCACTTGTACCGGTAAACATTGTATGACTAATGGGGATTTTCAAACATTTCAACAGATTATGCTCACATTCGCCAAGGTCATTAAATTGACCAGCAATGCCGTTTACACCAGGAACGTTAGAATAACTCATTAATTTACCTCCTTATATTTTAAGAAAAAGGGAGAGGGTTACTCTCCCTCATTACTACAGACCAGTAGAACCGATCATTCCTCTCCAATCACTTACACCCATTGAATACCGCATATAACCACGATATTTGCTGACGAAGGAATCGAAATCTTCTTCCCACTTGAATTCAGGTCTTACACGCCAGAAGAAGTTCAGTTCATGTCTTGCACCGTCTTGGAGAATCCACATTGTATCACTTCCACCAGCAGCAGCAGAGAGATAATCCATAATGACAATTTCAAGACCAGCAGATTGCAAATATTCGTTGGTATCGTTATTTGCAGAACCAGGAACTTGTGCAGAGTGCAGTAAACGTCTTGCAGTATCTTCTAATGCCGGAGGGATGATAAGTTTTGTTGCTTTAAACTGAGCCAGATTGCCAGCTTCATCAACAATCTGTCTCATCAATTGAAGGGCAGCTTTTAACGTGGTATCACTCAATGCACCTGTCTGCAAGTTATCACCAGTACCAGTAGAATCAAGCAGAGGGTGGTCATTAGCAAACAAAGCTTTTCCATCATAGAGAACAGTTGTGAAACCATTAACGAGAGGAATCATTGCATCCTTCTCAACCTTAGCACGTCCACTTCTTGCCATTGCTCTCGGCATCTTTTCGATTTGACGATATTGCTCATCATCAAACATTTCACGAGTGATAATGAAACCTTGGGTAAACGCAGAGTGTGTGTACGTTCTTTCAAGACCAGGAGACAGAGTTTTGTAAGCAACAGTGTCGAACTGGCTTGTACGTTCAGTCCAATCACCAAATGCACCCATACCCCAATCTTTTTCTTGAGCTTTATCAGAATCCATTACATTATAGATTCGAGGAAACTGCTCAGGGAGTTCATCGTAAGTCTCGAAGAAAATCTTCCTTAAGCCGGGTTCGAGTAACTTACCAAAGTTAGTCTCATTGACTACATCTGCATCAGTATAATAGATTGTATTTTCGGTAGTAGGTTGAACAGGTGTAGTAAACATCTGCAAACCTAACCATTTAAAATCAACAGCCATTTGTTAAAAATCCTCCTCAATTATTTCTTTTTCTTACTTGCATCACGCCATTTGATGTAATCACCCTCTGAAAGTCTCATTTTCTTAGCAACGAGTTTTTCAGCATCAGAGATTTTGGGCGTGTTGTCAGTAACAATGGGATTAGCACTATTTGTCGTAGAAATAATTGTTTTGGTTGATTTGCTTTCGTTTTCTATTTCTTTTAAAACTTCTTCACGAAGTTGTGCTTTAAGTGTTTCTTTATCGATCTGTTCGGTATGAACAGGCTTTGTTGATTTGACAAGTTTATAAGCATCTTCCAAATTGGTTAATCCTTTATCTCTTGCCATTTCAAGAACTTCACGTACTTCAAAATCTGAATACTTACCTTGCAATTTGCTGATTTCCATTTCAAGTTTCAAATCATAGATCGTGTTTTTTAACGCAACAATCTCAGATTGATTTGGGTCAACGGACTGCGGTGTTTTGTTTTTTGTAATTTCAACAACTTGTTTTGCAACTTCAGGATTGGCTTTCAGATAATCAAAGAAAGCAATTGCTTCTTTTGTTTCAGTACGTTGTTTTGATAAATCTTGAGTTTTTTTAGTGTAATCTGATTGGCGAAGATATCCATTTTTCAATTCATCAAAACTAATCTCACCAATACCATCAATTGTGATTTTCTCGGGTAAAACAAAATCAGAGGGTTTTTCTTTCTCCTCTGATTGTTTTGGTTTATTTTCAACAACTTCCGTTGTGTTATTTTCAGTTTTCTGCTCTGGCGTAGTCGGTTGTTCAGTTTTCTGAGCCGCTTCCTTCGCCTTCATTTCTCGATACTGAGTGATATTCAATTCATTTCCTCCTAGGAATCCACATTATTGCGGTTGTTCCATATTTAACAATTCCATCAAATCAGGATTTTGCTGAAGTACAATTGCCAATTCATCATCTGACATATTATCCAATCCAGTTAAGATTTCATCAGGTAATTGCTGCCCATCTGGCTGTGAAGAATCCGAATCAGCACCTCCTTCTGATTCAGATGAATAATATTTCTCCGCATCAGCAAAACCTTCATTATACGAATTTATTTTAATCTTCTGCTGTTCTTCTTCCATTTTCTTTTCTTCCTCAAGTTTAACATGCTTATTTTGGAGTTGTATAATTTGCTTATTTATCTTCTCGATAGCAACAGTCATTTGTTCAACAACGGCTAATGTTTCTTTATCATTAGCGTCATTTTGCTGCATGTATTGCTGCATCTGTTGAGTAAGTTGTTCAATCATCTGTTGGAATTGCTGTACTTGCTGTTCAATAGCTTGTTGCTTATTACCCATACGTCTAAGCAACGATGCTTTAACTTCTTCAGGCAAATACTCTGCAACAGCTTCACGATCGACAAGCATTTGCCCATCAGGCATTGGCGTTTGCGCCAAACGAATCATCAAATCAAGCATTGCACCACGATTAACCGTCATTGTGGAACCAGCAGTAATTTTAATATCATAATCGTATTTTAAACTATCAGTAATAAACTTTTTCAAATCATAAGAACCATCTGCTCTAGTGATTTGAATCCATTTGTCACTTTTCCAATACTGCCGACAACGTGAAAAACCCTTACGGCACATTTCACCAAGTGCATCTTCAAGCAACTTCACTTTCAATCTGATGCGTGTTTCACCAGCTTCTTTGAGAGCAAGGATACCTTGTGCAGTATAAACACCAGTGGATGAGTTACCTTTAAGGGAATTAAACACACCACTTACTTCTTGCAGATCGTATTTAAGTGTTTCAACTGTGTTTGGCACATACATAGGCATACCAGGTGGCTGCAAGCGTGTCACTTCAGAACCGGGATTTTTACGTAAGATAAGACCCGGCCTTGCAGTAATTTTGCCTTGTCCAATACCGCTATTCTTATCAATAACCCATGGTGAATTTGCTGTAGCTTTGGCATTATCAATAATAGCATTGTATAGATCATTCATACCTTTTTGCGGTGAAAGCATCTGACTTGGCTCACCTTCACCCCAAAACTTGCCAGGTACATCATAATCCTTAATGAGTACAAAAGGATGTTCACCATCATCGTATGGATTATCTTGGTCTAACAAGACCAAACCTAATTCTGGTGCGACGATGATATGGCGACCTTTGGGATATTTATATTTGATGCGTTTTACTTTACCATCGTTTTCTTCAATGGTTTCATAATCCTTACACCAAACTTCAAGTAAAAGAACTTGATTATCAATCCTAGCATTCAAATCATTGTTATAAACTAATTCACTGTATTTTACACTTCCACCATTAAGTTTATCGGCGTATTCAACGAATAGTTTTTTTAGTCGATTTACGTGACTATACGTTGCATAAATGATATATTCTGCATCTTCAACACACGTTGCAAGTGGGTCTGGAAAGATATTATACGCAGATACAGGAATATATTTAGTATTCTTTTCCTCAGCATTCCATGGAACAAAGAATACAGATGTGCCACGAACGAGAACAGGAATCAATTCTGCACATACTTTACGTGTCATCCTTTCCCTATCCCATTCATAACTCATCGCTTCATTCACATCAGTAGTAAATGCTAAGCCTTCTGGTTGCCTTGCCATGACTTGGAATTTTGGATTTGATTCAAGCATAATTGGTCGAATAGTTTCCACAGTGGAAAAGATATAATTGCTAATGACGTTAGATTTGTAATCAGGCAATGATTGCCCTTTACTATATTCACCAGCGTATGCTTCATCATACTCTTGCCACCTTTTGGTGTAACTTGCTTTATACACCATAGCTTCTTTAAATTTCATGTGCCATTTACTGGCTAATTGCATATTTTCCTGTTCGATTTGAACAGTATTTGACAAAAAAAACACCTCCTGTTAATCAGAAAACTCATCGCTTTCGTTTGATTCAAACAGAGGGTCTATGATATCTTTTTTTATATTATTTCTCTGATCGATAGGGATCTCGGGAACGTATGAATCTCCTTTACCTTCTAAAAGTAATTGTAACATAATAGCAGTAGCCATTATAGTATCGTCATAACAGCCGATCTGAGCATTGGTTTTACCATTATCTTCAATGATATATGTGAATGCTTCACTAATTATCAAATCAGAATAAATACCTAAATAAAACTCCCTGATAAACTCTGCTAATTTATCAATCATCAATGGTTTAGTTCTGCTTGAAGTTGTCCAACCAAGTTTCTGTGTGACTTTTTCTGAAATCTTGTCATATGATTTGGAGAAGTACAAATTCCAATATTCTTGCTTCTTAAGAGTGGTGAGTGTTGTAAGACCATGATTATTATTCTCCACACCAAGATACGCATCATTATAGAATTTGCCTAACTTTTGTAATTCAAGACCATATAAATCAGGGTCAATATGACCATGCCATATAGCTTCAATATCAAATGTTTCAGAATTTCCAACACATGCTGCACTATAGTCACCTTCGACAAGTCCTTCAGCCACGTCTGCTCCAATACAGTAGAATTGTCCAGGTTCAGGATGTTTCCAAATTGATATATAACCATTTGGGTCTTCTATAAAAGAAACACCACCATCCGGACACAATTGCAAATATCCACGTTGGGGTGCTTTTGTAATGGTTTGATATTTCTTTAAGGCTTTAATACTAAACTTTGGTCTACCTGATGAGATAAACGCTTCTTCTGGTGTACTTGGGTATTCCTGCATAAACTTTTCCTCATCACCTTGACACTTATTGGCTATTGTATATCGTCGCCAATTGAGTTGTTCAAGTGTGAGTCCATGTTTATTCATTAATTCCCACTCATACGTCCGTACTTGCCCTCCGTTGCCATCTGTAGAGATGATAGATATTTCCTCAAGGAATTGTTGTTTAGCGGCTTCTGAGGGGAAATTACGTGTGTATGTTGGGTCTACAAACCATGCAAGGAATATTGGAGTAAATTCATTCTCTCCACGAACAGCCTTATTCCACATATCATGAAAGTAATCACCAACACCATTTGCAGTACTTTCTAACACTACTAATGTGTTAGTTTCATCCGGCACACTCTGCATAAGTGACAACATCGTTGTACTCGCATCAGGCCAGAAGGCCACTTCTGAAGCATGGACATTATGATTTGTTGATGAACGTGCTACCTCACCTGTTCCAGCGGTTGCAATAGTGATCTTCGATCTAAGACCAGGATTATCTTTCTTAATTGATTCGTCATTTTCTGGATTTTCAAACTGTAAAACACGTCCATTTGAATACTTCTTCATTGGCCTGATGAGATCGGGAAGTTCTTCATAATATAACTTGGACATATTGAATAAATTCGAAGATGCGGTATCCTCATGTGCCACAATCAGCGACGTTTTGTTATCATTATTTGCCGTATCATGAAAAATTAATGCTTCAAAGAGGGTTGATAAACCCATTTGTCGTGCTTTCAGCACGATGTAACGTTTTAATCTTCCCTCTCTTTCATCTTTTTCAATGATATCCATAACGATTTTTTGTGCAGGATTGAGAACAAAGGATATTATTTTTGCTTGTTTATTACGGATTTTCAAGAACTTTTCTACATACCATTTTCTATCGTGTTTTAGTTTCCAAAAGAAAAGCTGTTCTTTTGTCAACTTCGCCATTCAAACCTCAAATTTGTATGATTTTTCTTGGCTCAGATTCCAAATCAATATGATTATTCGGTACAAAAGTAAGTGCTTCGGCTACTGAATAAGAACCATCTGGATTACATTGTTGTGTAGTAACTTGGACAATACAACCACCATAAACATTACAAACTTTAGTTGATTTCATCCAACCTTCATTCTGACTTGAAGCCTTACAAAGTAGATGAAATGTATCACCATCACCATAAACTTTCAAATCAGAAATATTAGCCTTTGCACCTTTAACTTCAGAAATATCAAGAGTTTTACTCATTATTCTTCCTCCACTTTTTCATAAGTCTTTTCAAAAATGTCAGGTTTACATGGATAAAACTCACCGTTAATTCCTTTTATAATGAAATCTCCGTTATTTGCTCTCATTATTCCCTCAAGAGTTTCAATTTCCATATAATCAACACCAATAGGTTCTCGTACCTTTTCCCCACAAAATTCATGTATATCGGCAGAATTATTAAATTGAACCGCTTCAATCACAACAGGTTTTTTACGATATTTCATTCATTTCCTCCACATCTTCCACATCAACATCAATAACTTCTTTGATGAGATTATTAAGTTGCTGCTCGTATGAAATCACGGTTTTTTCTATTTTCATTTCATTTTTTGGTTTATGTCCTCCCCTATCTAACACGTCTTTCACGGCTTGCAACGCTACACCATCAATCGGCGAATCAAGGAGTGAGTTGAGTTTGTTTGTTGCTTTCAGTGTTAGATTTTGTAACTGTGTAGCAACAACCTCATGTGTCATGAGTTGTGTTTCTTCAATGACTGTTTTGATATCTTTTCGTTTTAACCACTTCCACAATGTGTTCGGGTGTAATTCAAGAAGCTGTGCCAGCTTAGGTATGGTGTACTGACCTGTTAAATACAATTGCACAAACCGCTGTTCTTTAGCTGAAAGTGCCATAAGATGAGTTTCTTTTTCCTCATCAATAATAGGTTTAGCATTTTGTTTTGACACATCAGAAGAAAGATTATTTGTGTTATTTTCAATCATCGAAGGTTGGGAGGGGTTTTGGTTCGATAATGTTGTAAGTTTCACCTCGGAAGACACGATACTCACCACCCTCGATCTTTTTAATGATAATGTCCAAATCAGATAAAGACTTGGCTTCATAAATTGCTTCAAGTTCTTCAGAAAGTATGATGCCTTTGATGTAGAGTATATCGGCGATAAATTTTAAGACTACCTTATCCACGATTCCTCACCACCGATTTACGTGTAGTTTTCTTTTCAATCACATCTTTATAAAAATAATTGTCTCTCATAATTTGATGTAGAACACGTCCTACACGATCTACAGCATCTTCATTTTCAAATAATTCTTTTAGATTTGCTTCACGGAAGATGCCATGAACTAATTCATGAAAAAAAGGAGATAAACGTTGTTCTGGTGTATAGTTTGCAAGTAATGCAATTTGCTGTGATTCAGTATCAATACTTCCAGCGTAATTACATCTGCTTCCAATCGTAATAATATCTGGATAAACTGTTTTATAATCAATTGCACCAATTCTAACCACATCAGGAATAAATAATTGTCTCATTAAGCCTCCATAAAGTTCTTCACGTACATCGGGCGAATGGTTAGTCATTCCATTCCACATCCGGCAGACTATTGTATCCATCGATACGTACCGCATCATGCGGTATGTTTTTCACGTTCGGATGCAATTCCACTGCTGGTTCAGTTGCCGATAAACGTACTTCAACTTCCATTCCAAGCTCTTCACGTAACTCAGCAATACGTTCATCAAACGCTTTATTCTTTTCTATTCTGCTTAACTCATCTTCACTAAAAAAATCCTCCATTGCAGGAGGAGTTGACACTAACTCAATGTATTTTGTTAATTTGTGGTACATTAGGCACTCAATACCAACTGCGGCGGCGAGGAAACATGTGTAAATAATTTGAAATATCAAATCAGAAGAATACCTCCAATTAATTAATAATAACGTGTATTACACGTATATCGGGTGTTTTGTACGTGTGTTACACGTTATTTATGTATATTACGTTATTCAAGTGTTTCCAAGTACTTCGGCAGAACTTGCCGAGTAACTTACAATATGTCTTCGACATATAATATTATCTATTGATTTGATAACAAAATTACGAAGTAATTTTAACTTGACTTGCGTAGCAAGGCAAGTTCTATATAACGTGTTCAAATCAGGATTAACGTTATAGGGGGGGAGGTTTTTTTCTTTTTTTAAACACGTAAAGAACGTGTAATCTAATTATACAAAATACACAAAATCTTGTCAAGTTTTATTTTATACATTATACAAAAAACATTTCGACAAAATCTGAATATTGTGTACAAATCAAGTAATACACGTATATCGGCGATTTACACGTACAGCACACGCTGTATTTCACGTACTACAACCTCTATCACGGTACTTAACGTAATAAATGACGTATACCATATTTTGATGCGGCACGTGTTACTGTACGTGAGAGCACATCAATATTGATGAGTAATTACACGTCGTGATCGTGTGCATGACACTTCTGCTGTACGTGCTCAAATCAGTATGCTTAATGTGTGCATGACAAGAATCATTATTAGACCGGGGAAAGGTGACGAGGCTCGTGGTACCGATTTTGGCCCCCTGGGGGTATCAAACAGATCGTTTCCTTACTTGATAAATACGTGCAAATCATAGAGTACAACACACAACACTATGATGTGATGTTGTTTTGTTTTGATTACAAGTACAACACGTACAGCAGTGTGTTGGGGTGGGTGTGGGGAATGGGATTCTTGTTGCGTGTCGCAACCCAAGTACAGCACAAGTACAACCCAAGTACAGCAACATATAACACACACATCATATGAACATACATTCATACGTTATACACACATCAACAGCGTGTATCAGCACGTGGAACAAGCACGTACAGCATCACATCAGGGTTAGTGTATAGCAAGTGTATTAGCACATCAGGATTGTGTACTGTACGTGTGTTGTACGTGTTTATTTACTTTATTACATATATTCTTGAGTCTTCGACTCGCTTGCTGCTACGCAGCTTCGCTGATATACTTGGATACTTTTTCTAATCATAGAGGAATCTATATGATTAGCTACGTGCTTTAAGCACGTTTTGCAAGCAAGTCTTTCGGGTGCTTCACGTACATCACACGTACAGCACACATTGTTTTGTCAAGTTGACGCTTAATCCTCGCTGCGCTGCGGTTAAGTAGTGCTTATTCTGCACTTGACAAAACGTTCTTGCAATGCGTAATACCGTCCTGCTTGTGCTTAACGTGTTGCACATAATTTATTAAACATATCAAGGAGGTATTATCATGTCAAATCAAATCAATCCAAGTGTTGCAGTAATGAGTGTTCTCATTTCCATTCATCAAGTAAAAGACAATGGCTTCTCCAAGATGTTTGACACATTCAGATTGTGCAGCATCATTCGTTCTCACGGCTTCAATATGACCAACGATCACATCACTGAAACATTACACGCACTTGCCAAGAAGGGTTACGTAAAAATCTACGTTGCACCTTCAAACAAATCATATTTCTGCTCTACAGAAAAAGGTAGAACAGCGTTTGCTTCATATCAAGAGAAAGGAGTGTGCTAACAATACAGAAGTACATCTGCTTATCCTGTCACCAAACAAGTTATTCATCAACTCCCACAGCACCTTGTCCTTATTGTGCAAGTATTGCCTGTGAAGAGGTTGAATTTGAAATGAATACGAAGGGAGGTGATGCACGTGTAGGGCACGTTGTTGTTTGTGAATCACACGTTCATCAGCAAATCGCATCACATTGAATGCGTTAAGATTTGCGATCTTTCGGAAAATTGAATAGGGTTCAAAAACTGAATAGAGAGAGTTTTGCATTGCGTAAAGAATGTTTTGCAGAACGAATCAGGGTACGTTTCATATTATGAATTTCGTTTTTAAATCAAGGAGGTAATTTACCATGACTCAGCCTACATTTACTTTCGACTATAATGCTAGAGATTTTGCATCCAACACAACTAACTCTAATAGAACAGCAACTCCTAACCAAATCAGAAAATACCTTGAACTTTGTGAACAGAAAGGCTTGCCTGCTGAAAATTATGCAACCTGGTCTATCGAATATATGAGTGACAAAATTGGTGAGTTATACGCTTTCAAACCAGCAAGCGATAAGCAAATTTCGCTTATTAAAGAAAAGATCACCAATCTCCAAGAGAATGGCATTTTGATTAACATGCCATCTGAAAAAACTCTACGTTCACTCACTGGTGGTCTTGGTGGTACAGCAAGTGAATTGCTTGACCAACTCATCAAACAAGAAACTGCACTCGGTTTATCAGCCAAAATACCAGCAACAGACAATCAAGTATCTGCCATAGTTAAAATGTTCCTTTTCCCTGATGCAGATTTTGAATCATACGGTATCTCACGTAAGATTCAACTCGATGAAACTAATTGGCGTTACTGCACTCCTGATGAGTTTGCTAATCTTGTTCAATCCACATTCAGCAAACAAGATGCCAACAAATTCATCGAAACCAATCGTGCTGCATTTTATGAGTGGACATCAACTCGTATCCGTCCAGAGCAAATCAGACACATTCGTGATTTGGAGCATCGCATGAAATCATTGCATAACCAAGTCACAGTTGAATGGGTCGTGGATATTGAAGGTAATCTCACCAGACAAGAATCCACAAAACCACAACATGAATGGCTCCCTGATGCATTTCAGCCGATGGACGACATGCAGTTATCTATGATGAGCAAAGAAGATGCTAACACGTACATCAACATGCTCAGCAAGGATTTGAAAGACAAATCACTTACAAAGTTTGGTGAAAGGAGTGATGCAAGTCTTACCTTCGAGTCATTGCGTAAACCAAAAACAGCTGAGGAATTGAAGAAACAAGAATTTACATCACTTCAAGATATCCTATTTAAACTCGAAGCTGTTGCCGGTTACACAAATGATGAGGTACATGATTGTATAACTTCATTGATGTTGGAAAAAGAACTTGAAAATGACGAGCATATCAAAATAGCAAACCAAAAACTCAAGGATTTTATGGTCTTCCTCATCGAAGAAGATTACATCACCCTTGAGTCCATGGTTGAACTGATCGGCGACTCTGAACTCGCTAAATCAGTCCTAATTAAATAACTTTAATCAATATCAGTATAATACTTGGGAAGTATCTTGTGAAGGGTACTTCCCTTTTTTTGTTCTAATTTCTCTCAAATATCATGATTCAATATTGGCAGCGGCACAAAATTAGACATTTTCATATCAAATAAATATGGAGGATAATCATGCTTTCACAATATTCTTCTGATTTCAAATTAGAAATCATCCGTAAAATTGAAACTGAAAATATTTCTATACCTAAAGCAGCAATTAGATTTGGTGTTAATAAAAATACATTACAAAGCTGGATGAAAAAATATAGAAAAAGTTCTGCTTTGATATTTCCTGAAAGTAACACAATAGAAAATATAGATAAGCAGTTAATCAGACTCAAAAAGGAAAATGAAATGTTGAAAGCAGAAAATGATTTACTTAAACGTACAGCAATATATTTTGCACGATGTGCTAATATGAATTAAAAGCGAGAGTCATATTGTGAAAAATCACGTTCAATAGCAAGACCTTTAATATAATTTTGACACGCTTTTTTTGGTTTGTGTCTATTTGAATCATGACATATATAATTCTTAATACAACTACTACAAACTTTATTTATATCATCAACATCATTATCTTTTTTTGATGTATTTGAAGAAGTAAATTTTATTTGTATAGGTAATTCATCAATCATCCTCCATTTACCATCACAATATAAGACTTTTGATATTATTAATAAAATGTTTTTGATGATTTTGTCTGTATTATTAAATACAAATATATTATCTTTTGTAATTTCAATAAAACCAGCTTTTTTATAATTTTCTTCAACATAAATACGTTTAACATTTTCGCCAATCCATATAGTTAATCGATATCTGTCACTATATTTGTTTTCATCAACATATAAAAATAGAATTCTATTATCAATCCCAATATCGCCATATACAAGTTTTTTAAAATGACTATGATGACATTCTGCGATTAATTTTTTCATCAATGCATTACCTCTGTAAATATATAACTTTTACAGAATATTATAACATTCACATTTATTTAATCCAATCAAATGTTTCTTAATCGTGTTTTCTTAACCAAATTATTAAGTGGTGATGCTGATTGTAACGCAGATTTTAAATCATCATTTGTTGCGGCGACATATCGCTTAGTCATCGTAAGATCGGTGTGTCCTAAAATTCTTTGAAGGAACAATGCATTTCCACCATTGCGTAAGAATTCTAATGCAAACACGTGTCTTAAATCGTATGGACATATCTTCACATCAAGAAATTTAGAATAATATTGCAGTCTATCACCCCATGCATTTGTATGCATCATGCTGCCATCACAACTTGCAAACAATGGTGAAGATTTTGTCCAATCTTTTGGTCGAATCATAATAATTCTATTGATGAGATTACATGTTGCTGGCCCTATAGGTAGGGTACGTTGCATTCTCGTCTTTGCAATTTCAGCACGAACTATGATTTGATGAAATTTAACATAGTAATCATCAATGCTTAATTTGCACATTTCACTTGGTCTTATTCCAGTATCGAGTGTCAAACAAATCATAGCTTTATCACGTAAACCAGTATATGTGGTTATATCAGGTAATTCAACAAGTTGTTTTAAATCACGCAAATCAATATCAACAATACGTGGTTCAGCTCTTTTTTGAGAGATATTTGATAATGGATTTGTATCAATCCAACCTTCAGCAATACACCATTTAAAGAACGCTTTAAGATACACAAGTCTCAAATTGTAAGTTGCCGATGCACACTCCTCTGCAAGATAAGAATACAAATTCTCTTTCAAATCACCATTTGGATAACGATTGAAAAATTGTTTGATGTGAAATCGATAATCTTTTAACGTTCTATCAGAACGTTGTTGAGCAGCCTTTTCACATAGAAACGATTCCATTAAGTCATTCCAATCAAGATTCATTCTGATTTGATTTAGTTTTCTTGACAT